GGCGGTGGCATGGCTAAGATGGCGCAGAAGAAGATGATGCGTGGTGGTATGGTCAAGAAAAAAATGATGCGTGGTGGCGCAGTTAAAAAGAAGTAAGATGAAACGTACTGCGGTCAGATATCTAGGATGGGGCTTACTCTACATATGTAAGTTCTTTAGTGCCATAGCCAATTGGTTCTGGAAGAAGCACAAGCACGTGCTAGATTGGAATGACTAATGCCTGTAAACAATAGTGGTTCTAAGTTTGTTACACATGCTACTGCTCTTACAGGTACGAGCGATACAGACTGTTACGTTGTACCTAAAAACTTCTCATCTCACGTAGAACATCTAATGATTGCTAATAATGATTCTAGCAACCGTAACTACACGCTTAAATACTATGAAAAAGATACAAATACTACACACACACTTGTATCTAGTCATGCGGTATCAGGTGCGTCAATAGAGTCTGTGTTTACTGTAGACAAACCTCTATACATTCACGCAGAGGATAAAATTATAGTAGCTGCAACAACAGGAAATACATTAACTGTAGTTGTGGCAGCAGAAGAGTTCTACGACCCAAATAGGTAGTAACTATGGCAACACGTAAAGCACCAAAGAAACCTAAAAGCAGAGTAAACGAGTCAGGTAATTATACTAAGCCTGAGTTACGTAAACGTCTGTTCAACAGGATTAAAGCTGGCAGCAAGGGCGGTAAGCCGGGTCAATGGTCGGCAAGAAAAGCCCAAATGCTGGCTCTTGCTTATAAAAAAGCTGGCGGTGGGTACAAGACCCGAAAGGCTTGACCTATAGATGGCTGCAAAGATAAGTGAGAACACAGAGGTTGCGTTACCCCTTCGCAACATTATCAGTATGGTTGCTGCTGCTTCTGTGGCAACTTGGGCATACTTTGGTATAATAGAACGGCTAAATACAATAGAGACTAACATCACTATGATGGAGTCTAACTTAAAACAAAATACAGAGTTTCGTATTAAGTGGCCTCGTGGCGAGATGGGTAGCTTACCTGCTGACAGCGAACAGTTCATGTTAATTGAACATCTTGCTGACCAGCTAGACGAACTAACAGCGCAAATAGATGAGGGTCGTGCGCCACATGACCAGCAGCAAAAGTTAACACTGGAGTTTTATGAGAAACGTATTAGTGCGATAGAGGCACGATTAGAAATAATGAGAAACGGAAAAGATGGTGACTGAGACTATAACATTAATACTATATCTTTCAGGTCATGTAGCTGAACACACAGCCTTTGAAAAGCTGTCTAAGTGTTTAAAAGCTAAACGCACCATTGAAAGAAATCTGTATAAAGATACAGGCACTGTTCGTTACTCATGCGAATCTAAGACAGTTGAAATTAGCAAAGGACCAGACGGTAGCAATTATATTGTAAAGATTGTGGAGTAGCAAATGTTAGCAGAGATAGCCGCAGCCAATGCAGCATTTGCAGCAATCAAGATGGCTATCAGCAAGAAGAAGAACTCAAGCAGCTTATGATATATACAGGTAGACCCGGACTCTGGCATGATTGGATAAAGTTTCAAGCACAGGCACGTAAAGATAGATTAGCTGCAGCAGATGCGCGTAGACGAGAAATACAAAACTGGATTGAAATAGGTACTATAGCTATACTATGTATAGTAGGATTGTTTGGTGTAGCTGCCTTAGTTGCTTGGGCAATGTATTTGAAAGGCACAATGTAATGACACTTAAAGGACCACAGAAAAGTTTAAAGGCTTGGACAAAACAAAAGTGGGGTACTAAGAGTGGGAAGCCGTCTGGAAAAACTGGAGAACGGTACTTACCTGCTGCGGCTATCAAAGCGTTGTCACCGCAGGAGTACGCGGCCACCACCAGTGCTAAACGAAAAGGAACTGCTGCTGGTAAGCAATTCGTCAGACAGCCTAAAGCGATACAAAAGAAAACAGCCAAATTCAGAAGAGGCGTATAATGTTAACAGCACTGATAGGTCCGATAGCTAATCTAGCAGGGAGTTGGATGGATGGCAAAGTCGAAGAAACGAAAGCTGCTGCAACAGCTAAAGTTGCAAAAGCGAAAGCTGAAGCTACTATCATGGAGAAGAAAGCCACTGGCGAAATTGATTGGGACATTGAGATGGCACGTTCTTCGTCTACAAGTTGGAAAGACGAATGGCTGACAATTTTATTTTCTATACCCCTTATATTAGCTTTCATTCCCGGCATGGAAGAGGTGGTTGCAAATGGTTTCGCACAACTCAACTCAATGCCTGAATGGTATCAGTACTCACTTGGAGTTATCGTTGCTGCTTCTTTCGGAGTACGTTCAGCTACAAAATTCTTTGGTAAAAAATGAAACATCTAATAGCACTAATCAACAAAGTATTTGCGTACAATCACGTGGGTGATTTGTCACAGCACAGATTACACACAACACGATACGAGGACTTGTGTAAGTAATGGCTGATTGGTTTAACAAATATCTTAAAATAAACATCACAGCAAAGCTAACCATGATTGCTTCTGTTGCAATGTCATGGCGTTGTGCGGAGTGGTTCATGAACCTTGAAGACCCAACAACACAACAGTCTGCATTTGTTTCTGTTATCATGGGTGTCATGACAGGTGTATATGGCATTTATCTAGGCAGGGAAGCAAAGGGCAAGTAGATGAAGTATATACGTACACACTTAATTAAAAAACTTATTGAACATGAAGGTCTACGACTTGAGGTCTATCAGGATACTTTGGGCATAGATACTATTGGCGTGGGTAGGAATTTAGAAGACCGTGGCATTACTACAGAAGAGTTAGCTGCTATGGACTTCCCGAACATAGAAGCAGTGTACGAACATGGTATTACTGAAGCTGACGCTGCATTTCTATTAGAGAATGACGTAGAGATTGTCGAAAAAGAACTGTTAGTAGCGCACCCTTGCGTGGACAGCTTAGACTCTGTACGTCAACTTGTACTTATAGACATGGCTTTTAATATGGGTGTGCCACGTCTATGTAAGTTTAAAAAGATGTGGGCCGCTATACACGAAGAAGATTTTCGTACTGCAGCAAAAGAAATGCTTGACAGCAGGTGGGCAATTCAGGTAAAATCACGTAGTCATAAATTGGCACATGCCATGCATCACGGAGAATTAAAATAATGGGCAACAGAAAAAACGATGAAGAAGAAAATGGTGTACTTGATACTATAGGCGAAGCATTAAGTACAGTGGGAAAAACTCTTTTTGATAGAGGGTTGTCCAAAGAAGGTCTGAAAGAAAAGGCCAAAGAAAAAGTAGAGAATAAACAGAAAGAAGAAAAACCTAAAAGGGTAAAAAAACCTTCTGGCACTAAACCCACTAATGTTAATGTAACTCAAAAACAAATAACGCAATTAAAAAAACAGATTGCTAATTCTCCTAATGGTACAAGTTTTTTTGACATGAAAGAAGCTGATTTAAGAAAGCAGAGAATAGCGCAAAGAATAGCTGACTTAAAGAAAAGACAAGAAGAAAACAAATAATGTTCCCTTACACAAAAGAAGAAGCAGAATGGCTAGAGAACTAAACGAAAGACAGCAGAAGTTTCTTGAAGTCCTCTTTGAGGACGCTGGCGGTGACGTAGTTGCCGCTAAGAAACTGGCAGGGTATTCAGAGAATACGCCAACAACTGCAATTGTAAAAGGTCTAAAGGAAGAGATACTGGAAGCAACGCAGATGTACATGGCACGTAATGCACCTAAAGCTGCGATGGCTGTAACAGGCGCACTGTATGACCCAACTGAACTTGGTATTCGTGATAAGATGGCAGCAGCCAAAGAACTGCTTGACCGCACAGGGTTAATTAAGACAGAGAAGGTGCAGGTAGAAGCAGCAGGTGGTGTTATGCTTATGCCAGCTAAAGCATTAACAGAGGAAGAGTAAAATGGAAGTTAAGACTCTTAAAGATGGTACTAGTGACAAAGTTGTCGGTTACAGAGTAATAGACGATGCAGGTGAAAGATTTATGATTTCACCATCTCATTTTGATAGAGTATTTGGCGGTAGCATGACAGCACTAAAAGACTATTATAGAAATCGAGGTAAGGGCAAAGCTAAAGGTGGCATGGTAGAAAAGTCACCACAAGGCAGTCAAGACTTTCGTAAGGGTGGCATGGTTTTATCTACCGTTCATACAAAAAAATAATGACACGTACAGCAGGGCAGTGGAAACTTCCACAGCCAACAGACATTAAATATGAAAACGAATGGATACAGATACCACGCATTGCACGTACTGTACCGTTTGGTTACAAGCAGAATGAAGAAGACCCCGACATTCTTGACCCCATTCCAACTGAGTTGGATTTGCTTGAAAAGGCCAGAGCATACATAAATCAATATAGCTATCGTGAAGTAGCTAACTGGCTGAGTACAAATAGTGGTAGATATATATCACACGTAGGATTAAGAAAGCGGTTACAGCATGAGCGACAGCGTAAGAACCAAGCTAAAAGCCTCCGCAAGTGGGCAGAGTATGCGGAAAAGGCAATCGCCAAAGCGCAAAGCCTCGAAGAAGAAAGAACAGGTTCAAAAGCCGCAGGTTGAGATACAAGAAATTGAATCCGAAGCTGCTGAGTTTGAAAGCGTAGAAGAGACAGCTAACGTACTCTTTAAGCCTAACCCCGGCCCACAGACAGACTTTCTTGCGGCAAGTGAACGTGAAGTTCTTTACGGTGGTTCAGCAGGTGGTGGTAAATCATATGCCATGCTTGCAGACCCGCTTCGCTACATGGGGCATCCACAGTTTAGTGGTCTGCTGC